GCCGTTCACATCGACATCTGCTATGACAGCAATGGCGCGCTTGTCATCGGCGCGGCAGCTGGTCGGTTCTATGTCGCAGAAATTGACATCCCTGCTGCCAAGGATTCTGACATCACTCTGAACATGGACAATGTAACTCTCTCCCTGTGGGCCATCGACTCCATCAAACCGGTGGAAGTTGAAGAAGAAGTCTCTCAGGAGATTGAAGAGGTTGTGAATACAGAAGGAGGAACTGACGATGTCGAACTTTGATCTGTCCAATCTGGCCATTCAGACGGTGTGCCCCGGGAATGAAATCCTGTATGATGACAAGAATCTTCCCTCCATCATGGTGAAGATTCCGAAGATGACCTATGCCCAGCTCGGCATGGGTGAGTCAAATGATGTCTTCCCGGCATTCATCGTGGATGATCGTGAAGTGGATGCCATCTGGATTTCCAAGTTCCAGAACGTAACTTTCGGAGACAGGGCCTACTCCCTCCCGGCAAGAGCACCGAGAGTGAATATCACACTGGAACAGGCTATTGCCGCATGCGCATCAAAAGGAAAAGGCTGGCACTGCATGACAGCTCTCGAGTGGGGACTCATGCTCAGATGGTGCGCTCAGAGAGGCATCACGCCGATCGGCAACAACAACTATGGCAAGCACAGCACCGAGTCGGTCTATACCGGCATACCGGCCACGTTCGAAGCCGACGGCAAAACGAGACACATCGCGACCGGCACCGGACCGCTGACCTACTACCATGACCTGACCCCGTCCGGGATTGCAGACCTGTGCGGAAACGTATGGGAGTGGGCAGGCGGCATCCGCACCGTGTACGGCGAGCTCCAGATCCTGGCAAACAACAACGCAGCGGACTACACCCATCTGCAGACAGCGGCCAGCACGGAGTGGAAGGCCATCGATGCAGCGACTGGTGAGCTGATTACCCCGGACGGCTCCGGCACGACCGAAGGTTCTGTGAAGATGGACTGGGTTTCCGGTAAGCTCACGTATTCATCTACCATTACGGATGCGGCAAGAGGTGAGCACGGCTGTCCGTTCTACAACATCACCGTCGGAAGCTCCATCGGAAAAGCCACCATCAACCTGCTGATTGCTATCGGCATGCTGCCTGCGAAGTATGGTCAGAGCGAGCATGATTTCGCTTACAATCAGCAGTGCTACTTCAATAACGCTCAGGCGGAGCGGTGCTTCTTCCGCGGGGGCGGCTGCGACAGCACGTACTACGGCTTCCCGTCCTTCTACGGCTACTTCGCCCGTACGAGCTCGGGCGCGCTCATCGGGTTCCGCTCCGCTTTTGTGGAACTGTAAACTGAACGTCTGCGTTCTGGGAGCTCTGCGGTAGCAGAGCGGACAACCACCCGCCGTAGGCGGGTCGCGATTTTTATATTTTTGCCATATCGTTTTTTGATATTCCATAACATTTCTGCAAAAGCCGTTTCCCCCGAAGTAGAATGACATCGTTATTACTCATCCGGGAGAAACGGCTATGGCAGATTTGGAAGAACTCAAGATTGAACAGAAGATACTGGATATGATGGAATATGCCTATCTCCACGCACTGAGCCAGTATCCGAAATCAGAGAAGTTTGCACTGGCAGCTGACATCAAACGGTGTATGGATACTCTTCTTGAAAGGTGCATCGAAGCAAAGAAGCACTATTACAAGAAATCCACATTGCAGGATATGGATGTGGAGCTTGAAAAGATTCGAAAGTACGTCAGGCTCTCCTTCAATCTGAAATACATACCCATGAAGAAATACAAGGTATGGAGTGAACTTCTGGATGAGATTGGAAAGATGCTCGGCGGATGGATGAAGACCGTCAACAGTCATGACCGCAAAGCATAGGGTTCAGACCGTGTAGCTTCGGTGCTTCTACCGCGGGGGCAACTACAACAACACGAACTACGGCTTCCCGTCCTTCAACGGCAACAACGCCCGAACGAACTCGAACGCGAACATCGGGTTCCGCTCCGCTTATCCTTACAGTCAGATGTCATAGACTCAAGGGTCTGTGTCCAGTACAGGGATGATAAGGGGTCTGATTCCTCACTGAGAACAGTGGAAAACAGCAAACCACCTGTCATGATGGGTGGTGGCCGCGAATGCCGGTGTTCCGATTCACTTACGGCACCTGTAAAGCGCGGAAAAAGGTTATGGATATGGAAAAGCACTCTCATGTATTCGAAAGATTCACAACATTCGAAAACCTGTATGACGGTTACCTGCTTGCACGAAGAAACAAACGTGAAAGGTCGGGTGTGCTCTCCTATTCCTCTAACCTCGAAGAAAACATTATAGACGCTATCAATCAGCTCCAGTGGAAAACATACCGTCCTGGACCGCCTCATGCCTTCTATGAGTATTATCCGAAACTGAGACTGGTCCACGCTCTCCCGTTCCGGGACAGAGTAATAAACTGTGCGGCATATAATGTCTTATGGCCTATCTATGCGAAGTCATTCTATGAGCACAGCTACGGCTCGATTCCTGGAAGAGGGACTGTAAAAGCTACAGAGAAGCTTCAGACATGGATGCGGATTGCAGAACACAAAGGCGGATGGTATGTTGGAAAGGCCGACGTGGCCAAATTCTTTTTCAGAATTCCTGTTGAGATTCAGCTCCGGGAGCTGGGCAGGCCATTGGATGATCCTGACATGATGTGGTTTCTTGAGACTGCAATTCGATGTGATGGAAGGCCTTTTGGCCTGCCGGTTCACTGTACGGATATATCGACCGCCGAGCGGATCGCAGGCATCGGGATGCAGGTCGGTTCTCTCATCAGCCAGGTCACAGCCAACGTGGTGATGACACCTCTTGACCATTACATCAAACGGGAGCTCCGGGTTCCGTACTACATCCGGTACATGGATGATATGATTGTCCTCTGTCCGTCAAAGGCAGAAACATGGGATGTTCTTCATGCGATTGATGATTACCTCCAGACGGAACTCGGACTGGAACTGAATCAAAAGACAGCGGTTATCCCAGTTGGAAAGAAGGTTGAGTTCGTTGGCCGAAAGATATCTCCTGCTGCCATTGAGATCCGAAAACAGACATCTCTGCAGATGAAGAAGCATCTGAGATACATCATGGAGCATTACGCAAAAGGCGAACTGCCATTTGAATACTGCGACAATGTAATTCAGTCATATCATGGCCTGATGATGCATACTGACAGCGATGCTCTCAGAAAAAAGATATTTGATACCATATATCTGTCACACCAACCGGAACTTGTCGAAGAATGGCACAGCGACATTGTCTATCATTAAGCACCAGAGATGGTGCTTTTTTCATGCTCAAAAGTCGGAAAGGAGTGTGCTTATGACTATCAGATCGCCGTGTGACAATCAGGAAAAAAGTGTAAAAAACGAAGAAAGAGGAACACTTATGAAATTCGACTTTATTGATTACTACAACACCGTTGTCGGTGCTGTGGTGGCTGTGCTCAGTGCTGTGTTTGGCATCTACTGGTACTTGTTCGCCGGATACCTGCTTCTGAATATTCTCGACTGGATCACGGGCTGGAGAAAAGCGAACAAGCTCCATCAGGAATCATCGATGATTGGTTTGCATGGAATCATCAAAAAGACCGGCTATTGGGTTATCGTTCTGATAGCCTTCATGCTCCCGGATCTGTTCATCAAACTTGGCAGGGACACCCTCGGAATCAACCTGGACTTTTTAATGCTTCTCGGTTGGTTCACGCTGGCAACGCTCATAGTCAATGAAATCCGCAGTATCATCGAGAATCTGGTGGAAATGAATTACAACGTACCTCAGATCCTCATTGAAGGATTGGCTGTGACAGAGAAACTCATCAAAAAGAAATCAGGCACCATCGTACCAGAAGGAGGAACCGACAATGGAAAAGAAACTTGAAAGAACACCGGAATTTGAGAAGAAAGTGGCAGACATGGAGCATTCCACCTTCAAAACTCCTGAGCTGGACCTTCTTACCCAGGAGGAGTTTGACAAGACCATCCCTGCCACTGGTCCGGCACGGCCGGAGGAGGCCGACAAGCTCCGGAACGGTGTAGGCCCCGCTCGGAAATAACAGTCATCAGCAAGAGTAAAGCCCCTCGGGTATCTTCACGATACCTTGAGGGGCTTTTTTTGTTCTCTCCGCTTCACTCCGTCCGCGGAGTGCTGTTTTTTATCTGTTCTCTATGGGAAACCTGTCCATGATTTCAAAACCCGAATTTGAGGCGCTCAGAGCGTTTAATCATCCTCCGGCTCCATACAGGCCCACGCTGTGACAGGAACCTTCAATCCTTCCCAGTCTTCCAGAGCCTCTTCTGTTCCGCATCTGTCACAGATGTAGATGTCTGCTCTTCTGCTCCATGCATTCATGTGCAGTTTGCTCTTCATCGTGTCCATTCCGCATCTCGGACAGAGAGTGTATTTCCCATCTGCCTGCAGCTTTGCAATCCTTTTGATGTCCTGGTTCTCATCCACGGTTTCCTTTACCCCGCACTCAACTGCTGCCTTGAGCAGCTGGTTCTTCGTGATTCCGAAATTGTCATACCCTTCGGCGATGATATCTAGATATCCGGAAGACGGCTTCTTGAATCCGTGTTTCTCGGCATCCATCACGTAGATCATGCCTTCCACATTCTTTCCGGAGCTGATGACAGTCAGTTGCTCCTTGTGGTACAGATGCGGGAATCCCTCATAGACATCCAGCGCCTTCTCATCATTGGCAGAAATCTTCCAAAGGACAACCGGGACGCTGTGGCCGGTAGCCTTCTCAACATTGGCCACACCGGAGTATCTGTTTCCGCGGAACGTCAGCCGGTATCCGATAAGCTCCCCGGTTCCGATTGATCTGGCATCCGGGCACCGTCTCTTCATCTGCTCAATGTTCATGTTGCTTCCGTAGGCGATATATGTTTTCATCAGTTGTTCCTCTCTTCCTTTTCGTATTCTTCCTCAAGTGTCAAAGCATCCTCCTCGGTGAGATCACAGAGGTCAATGTGCCATCCGTAATATTTATCAACCCATTCCTGGAATGTCATGGTATCCTTCCTTTCTGCCGGGATTGACCGCCCGGCCCGGTATCCGCTGTTTATGCTGCAACTGCCTGCTCCTTGAATGCTGCTGTCAGGAACATCCGGCAGGTCTTGAATTCTTTTCCTTTGAGTCCGAGCCGGTTCTTCAGCATGTTCATCATGATGGTTCTCTTCTGCTCGGTGGTGTAGGAGCTGATGTCCTTGAAGAACAGGCGGTCCTTCTTGCAGTTGATCGCCCAGGCGCTCATTGCCAGACAGAACTGGACGTATGCCTTTATCTTTCCGGCATGAGTGGTTCCGTTGAAAAGTCTGAACTCGACTGTTCCCTTTGTGAAGAATGCGTGAAGATTGCATCCGGCATATCTCGTTTGGTTGTAGTGCTGGTGGTCGATGCCTCCACAGTATCCGTGGTTGGATGAGGAATACCATACGCGCTCGATGGATGCTCTGTCTTTGTCGCTCTCACGGAGAGCCTTCAGCAGGTTCTTATCGGTCTTCCTGCACCAGCGGTTTGCTCTCTGTCCAATCTCAAGAGCCTCATAGAACAGATCCTGTCTTCCGACGAAGTAGTTCTCAAGTCTGGTGAGGGACTCCGGTGTGTGGTTTGCTCCATCCACATGTACATGGATTCCGCAGGAGCTGTTCGCGATTGCTCCGTTCGCTCTCAGCTTTCTGACGATTTCCTGCAGGTCCTCAAGGTCATCATACTGGAGAATCGGTGTGACCACTTCGCAGGAATAGTCACCGGATGCGCTTGTGAGTCCACCGGCCGCCTTGCGCATGCAGCTGATAGAGGAATCACTCATGCACTTCCATGTGCGTCCCTTACGGTCTGTGGCTCCGTAGGTTCTATAATATGTTCCGAGGTAAGAGGTCTGCGTTCCGTAGTACTCAGCAATGACCTTCGCGGCCTTCTCTCTGGTGATGCCTGTAAGTTCGATTTCTACTCCGTAGTTCTGTGTCTGGATGGTGGTTGCCATGATGTTTGCTCCTTTCGATTTGGTTGATGTGTTTGTGTTTTCTTGTTTCTATGTACAATGTACACTATTTTCGTTATCATGTCAATACTTACAGTTAGCTTTTTGATTATTTATTTAACTTTTTTCCTTGACTGAGAAACGAAAATAGTTTATATTTACTGCAAGGAGGGAAAGTCATGGATATCACATCGAAGATTAAGGCAATACTGAATCTGACAGGACACAAACAGATTGAATTAATGGAACCATTGCAGATGAAAAGCAGACAGAGCCTTGGAAATAAGTTCAGCAACAACAGATGGTCAGCTGAAGACCTTGTAACTGTTGCAGAGGCAACAGGCTGCGAACTGGCATTCATTCTTCCAGATGGGCAGAAGATTGTTCTGAAAAAGGAGATGGCCGGGCAGTAACACCCGGCCAGAAGCTCAACTATCTTTTTTTGGCTTTACTCGGATAATCAGATCCGACAAGTCACAGTCTAATGCCTCGCAAATCAGATCCAGGTGCTCAAGAGACACTCTCTCGGCAAGTTCGTTGTACAGTTCGCCGATGGTGTTCGGTCTGATACCTGTCTTCCGTGCGAGTTGAGCCTGTGTCATCCGTCTTTCGCCGAGACGGGTAGACAGTAAAATCTTAATCATAGCCTTGCTCCTTTCGCTAGATTATAACGAAATATTTTAAGGCCGTGTTCGTTTTGTTAGATTATAACGATCTTCGATACCAAAGCACTACTGTGACATGAATCTTCTATTACACAAAAAATCCGGTGGAACATATCCACCGGATTCTTTGTTTAAACCGAATTGTTGAGGCCTGCCCTTATCACGAACATTCCACCGTTCAGAAGCCTAATCGGTGAGTTCGCGAACCGGGTAAGTAATGCACCGTAAGGGACTCTTCGCGAACTTTTCGGTTCATCATCGTCCTCTGGTGGCTCTTCTATATCCTTCAGTGATATGTTCATGACATTGTTTGCTTTGGTGTAACTGAACACGATCTTTATCTCGTTGTCATAAACATACACGGCCTTGATGAAAGTGTCAAACAACGTGGCCAGAAACTTTCTGTCCTGGAAGTCACCGTCCTTGAACATCATGAGTCCGGCCACGATTTCATCCTTGGTCATCTCGATGATGTCCGCACGGGCAAGTGCTATCTTTGATTCAAGGTCTCTTCTTTCAGCCTCCAGCGCTTCCAGTCTAGCCTTCGTGGAATCCGTTATGATTCCCTTCTCTATGGCCTTGATGATATTGTCGATGGAGATTCCAACCTGTGTCCTCTGCTCGTTCAAAATATACAGGTCGGATTCTTCTGCACATTTCTTGTTATACTCAACAGCCATGTCGGCTATCTTATCAACTATCTCCGGCACAAGAACCCGTTCCCGGATGGTATCAGCCACCAGCTGCTCTATCTCATCCCGTGGTACGTTTTTCTTGTCGCATGTGTGCTCATATCGTTTTTTGTTGCAGGCATAGTAGTTATACACCGTGCCTGTCTTGCTGGTTCCGGCAGCTCCTGTCATCGGTGACCCGCATTTCCCACAGAAGAGTTTCCCGGAAAGCAGGTACCATGCATTCATGTCACTGCTCCGTTTCCCCTGCGGTTTCTTTTTCGTCATTGTAACCTCCTGGACCTTTGCAAACATCTCGTCCGAGATGAGTCTCGGCATCCCGCCTTCAACTCTGACCTCACCATAGATGTAAATTCCTTTGTACCGCTCATTGTGCAGAAGAATCTGGAAGCTGTGCTTATTCCACTCCCGGCCCCTGGCCGTCTTGATGCCTCTCCGGTTAAGGTCGCGGAAGATGTCAGCGAACATCTCACCTGTGGCCACTCTCCGAAAGATTTCCTCAACAATTGCTCCCTTCTCAGGGTCAATGGCATACTTGCCATCCTCTCCCTTCCGGTATCCGAAAGGAATCACTCCACCGTTCACGAAACCGTTCTTTGCATTGTCGATGAGGCCTCTGCGGATGTCCTCGGCCATGTTCTCAGAGTAGAACTGATTGACATTCATCATGCTCCGGAGGGCGAACCGACCTGCTGCCGTATCATCAAAGTTCTCCTCGACATACTCGCATCGGATTCCCCAGGATTTCAGATTGTCCTCATTGGCCATGGCCTGCAGCATGTTTCTGCCCATACGGTTTGATTTCCACGCAACCACATACTTAAATTTCCCGGCCTCGGCATCCCTCATCAGCTTCTGGAACTCAGGGCGCTTGTCCGTCCGGCCGGAGACGGCCCTGTCCGCATAGACATTGATAATCTCAATGTTCTTCTCTTTTGCATACTTTCTGGCAGCTTCAACCTGTTGTTCAATGGAGCAGTCCTTCTGAGCGTGGGAGGAATACCGCGCATAAATCACACCGATTCCCCCGCTGTTCTTCTGTCTTTTCGGCATGATCGCTCCTTTACTTTCAGATCCCAAGCAGCTGCTTCTTCTTTGCGTCAAAATCTTCCTGTGTAATGATGCCGTCATCCAGCAGACTTTTCAGCTCCCGTATCTCATCAGCAACAGCAACCACTGACTGTACCTTCGGCGATTCCTGTTCAGCTGTGTCCGGATGCTCCTGGAAGTCACAGATGTATTTATGTATCTGTCTTGCCTTTTCATTCTCCCGTTCATGGAACAGGAAGATCTTCTGGCCACCAAGGCCAATCCCGATTCCCATTCCAAGATTCAAACTACCAGTATTTGATCCGATCTTGAATGCCAGTGCTCCATCCGAGAGGAATTTTCCCTCGCGGAAGGTAATCGACTGCATCATTCTGATCGGAAATCGTTCTGACTGTCCTTTGTTCGTTGATATAATAACCCCATCTTCCACAGTCAAAACATCTCCATGTTTGCAGTTAAGCCTCAAATCCTTGATGTTATCCATGATGACTCCCCCTATCAATACGAGTTATAAAATATCAAAGAATGTCGGTCCATCCGATTCGCGTTATAATAATCACACTGCCGACAGTAAATACAGAAAGGAGATAGGCGATATGAAACGTGTGGTTATAAACTGTGAATCAGACAATGCCGCTCTGAATGTCATCTGTGCTGTCGAATTGTTCTTATGTCTGACACCAGAAGAGCAGGCCAAATTCATCGGCCTGCTAAGAGATTCTTTATCAAATCGAGAACGAGTTTCTTCTGCTCATCATTAAGCTGATTAAAAAGACGAATCAGTTCTTCCTGCCCATCGGGGACTCCGGTGGGCACTTCCGTTGCTCTCTCCATCGGAACGTCCAGTCCCATGAGCCAGCCTTCAGACACATTGAGCGCAAGAGCCAGGAGCGAAAGTTTAAACTGTCCCGGTGTGGTCTTCCCACTCAGATACTGGCTGAGGTCGCTCTTGTTCATCTTCACCATAAACCTGTCGGAATACGGCTTCACAAGATTGAGAATATCAACCTGTTTGAGATTTCTGTCATCCATGATTTGCTTGAGTCTCGCCGCTGTCGTTGATTTCATAGTATCGCCCTCCCACAATCAATTCTATATGATGTTGAACAAAAGTTCAAGTTAAAGATGGAACAAAAGGTTAAAATTTTTGAATTTTTGTATTGACAAATGGATTCTCAGAAGTTAAGGTAAATACGAAAGTTCAATCTTGAACTCCAAAAATGAAAGGAGGTGCATGAAGCGCATGCCGTATGATTACTCGAAACTGTCCGGCCTGATAACAGAGAAATTTGGCACACGCGGAGCATTTGCTAAGGCCATGGGGTTATCCGAAAGATCATTATCTCTGAAAATGAACTGCGAAAGACCATGGAAGCAGAGCGAGATGATTAAAGCATCTGAGCTCCTCGGATTCCCGCTTGAAGAACTGCCGTTATATTTTTTTAGACTGAAAGTTCAATATTGAACTTCATGAAAGGAGCATTCATGTACGACATATTCATTGACCTGGCAGACTCCTTCGAATGTGAAGTCCATGCGGTCAACCATTACGCAAACGAGGATCTGGTGGCTAGCAACTGCCGGGCGCTCGGCAAGGCCGAAGTTTATCAGGAGCTCATCAGGGCACTCGGCCACGGGTGCGCACTTAAGTTTTACGATGACAACGGTGTCTATCGCATCACTAAGGCCACCATCGATAAGGCGGACATTCTCGCCGGAGAGGAGCCGCGATGATTCAGTTTGATACAGAAAGCATTCCAACATATTCCTGTGATGCGCTCGGACGCGAGGCATCCCGGCTGGCTCACAGGATAAGGCAGCTCAGAGACACGGACCCGGACTTCGAGAGACGGTTCCAGGAGAAACTGAAGGAGGTACGCAGATGACACGTTTTGAGCTTGATTATATCCCGCTGCAGACAGACCCGTTCCGCAATATGCCGACACCGGCAACACATGAACAGGATATCGAAGATACTCCTCTCACGGACTTTGTCATGAGCTGGGCAGGTGGGTTCCGGGCGGTAGCTGCTCTCGCTGCTGTTGCTCTGGTCATAATCACGGCAGGTGCGATATGATGCGCGACCATCCGGTAATAGAGGCCATGGAAAGAACCGGATATCCGGATGACAGTTTTCAGATTCCGCACTGCCCGGTATGCGGATCGGAATGCTCCACAATCTACCGGGTGAGATTTCTGGACGAGATCATCGGCTGTGACGAATGCCTCGTCAGCTCAGATGCATGGGAATGTAAGGAATGCTTTAAGGAGAATGAAGAATGAAAGGAATCGTAATCACCACTGAAAACGAAATGTATGAAGCGAATTTTAAGGACTTTTTCCAGGTCGCAGAAAAGATGGGCTGGGAAATCACGGAGCATGTGAAGCCCTGGGGACTCGGCCCGACCTACTGCATGCTGATTGATGAGATGGGAAGACTGAGGGAACCGAAGCTCTCACGGAACAACTTTGCATCACTCATGTACGGAACCCTTGTTCATAAGATTCCAATCGTTGGTGACATAGTCATCATGAAGGACATCGAGATTCCCTATGAAGGAGAAGACATAGTCGGACTCGATGAGGATGAGATTTACAGAATGACCAGAATGATAGCCGGTGTCTGGAACGTGAAAGTCAAGGACCCAGTGGACTACACAAAAGGAAAAGGGCCTGCTGCGGAGCAACACAGCAAGCCCGAGTGATTGCCAGAGGCAAACACATCAACCATAAACATTCTATCGCTTATTCCATTTTTTTGTCAACTGCGGAGGGTGCAGATACCCATTGGGCGCTCTTTTGGCCTTTTTGATTATTTTTCAGTCAAACCTCCCGCCTGAGTAAAGCCGGTAAAACCCCGGCTCCGCAGAAGCCACCATTCCCATGATGTGGTGGCTGCATGATCTAGGTTGCCGTGCCATGGTGGAGACTCCTCACTCCCCCCCGAAACAATACTGAGGTAATTCTATACGGTCTGACGGTTCGAATCCGTCCACGGCACTTTGGCAGTATTGCCAGTAACACATCAACCTTCATGAAAGGAGCAAAACATGATTAGAAATCCCAATGAAATCCAGGACGGTCAGAAGAAGATCCGGATGCTGATTGCCGGGTATCCCGGCATCGGCAAAAGCACTCTGGCCCTGTCCTCACCGAGACCTCTGCACATCGATGTTGACTTCGGTATCGACAGAATTGAACCGCGGTACCGAGCTCCGTACATCCAGCCTGCGACATACCAGGAGATCCTCGATGACCTGATCCCTCAGAACCTTGAGAACTTCGACACGCTCGTCTTTGATACGGGCGGAAAGCTGATCACTCTCATGAGCCTGTGGGCCATCAAGAAGGATCCGAAGCTCGGCCAGAGAGACGGCAGCCTGTCACTCAAAGGTTACGGCTATGTAGGCCGTGAGTTCGTCCGCCTGATGGACTACTGCTTCTATGAGCTGAAGAAGAATATCGTCATCATCTTCCATGCCATCGAGGATAAAGACGGAGACAATATCCGACTCCGCATCAAGGTCGAAGGTCAGACCAAGAACAACGTCTGGGAGCCGATGGACCTGGGAGGATTTGTGGAAATGATGGGCGATGACCGCACCATCGGATTCTCCAACTGTGAACGGTACTTCGCCAAAGGCACCCGCGGAATCCACGGTGTCTATAAGATTCCGGCTCTCACTCCTGACAGCAAGAATGACTTCCTCACACAGCTCTTTGCAAAGTACAACGCTATCTCTGCTGAGGAAGCAAAGCAGGCCGACCGTGAGAAGGTTCTGTATGAAGCAGCCATGAAGACCGGGCATGAAATCCTCGACAGCCTTCGGGATGCTGAGACTGTAAACGCAGCCATTGAGAAGTTTGGAGCAATCGAACACTCTCTCACTTCCAAGAAGGAACTGAATGCTCTCTGGAAGAAGAAGGTCAAGGAGCTGGGACTCACCTATGACAAGGCATCGAAGACTTACACTGCTCCTGCAGCCGAGGAGGTGAAGGAATGACCTACTACTTCACCTATGGTGTTGGACTTGTGGAGGATACCCATCAGGCCTACTCCGGTGGCTGGACCGAAGTCATCGCTCCAACCAGAGAAATGGCAATCGCACTTTATAAGGTCTGCCATCCGCTGAATGACCGTGGCCTGCTCCCGTGCTGCAGCGTGGCATTCACCAAAGATGAAATGGGTGACATGCTCGAAACAGGAAACCCCGGAGCTGGTGGTTACGGATGCCATGACCGCATTGTTCTTCACCATTCAATATTCTAGGAGGCTGATATGGAGAGATACATGATCACCCACTCGCTCCTCTCCTCCTGGCTCTATGCCATGAAAGAGAATCCGTATGAGACTGCCGACAGCGAAGCTGACCCGATGGCAGATTTCATGCGGGTTCTTCGACGAGAGCCGACACCAACATCGGAGGCCATGCAGAATGGCATCGACTTTGAGAATCTTGTCACGGAAATCGTCACCGGTCAATTTCGCCCAGAATGGAAACCATCTGGTGGTATTGATCCGAACACTGGAGAAGCGCTCGGCATGACGGTCTATCCGAAATGGTATGACGCTGCAAACAAAGTCGCAGACATAATCGATGGAGGACTTCTGCAGGTTCCAGAGTTTGACACAGTGGACATCGGCGGCATGAAGATCTTCCTGTATGGCCGACTGGATGCGCTGAAGGCCGGGACGATTTACGATATCAAATTCTCAAAGGGATATGACCGCGGGAAGTACTTCGACAGCACCCAGCATCCGATGTATCTGAAACTGGTTCCGGAGGCTCACAACTTTGTTTACATCATCAGCAACGGAACCGATGTGTGGACAGAGGAATACAGGCGCGATGAGCTGCAGACCGACATCATAAACATCGCCGAAGACTTCCTGGCCTTCATTCGGATGATGGGTTTGATGGACTTATACAAGGAGAAGTGGCTGGCAAAATGACAGGACGTTTGATTGACATATCGAGAAGCATCAACGGAAAGTGGCGGATCACTCTGGAACTGGATGCAGACTTCCAGGAACAGTACCAGGCCATGAAGGAAAAACTCCTCGACATTGTCATCAAGGTTCACAGGAAAAAGAGGAGCCGTTCGGCGAACGCATACTTTCATGTGCTGGTCAATAAGATCGCTGACCGGCTCCACTCTTCCGACGATGAAGTGAAACGAAACCTGGTGCTCAGCTACGGCACGGTGGCCACAGATGATGATGGGAAAACAATCGGATTCAAGCTCCCGGCAAAAACAAAGGTCGAGAAGCTGTGGCCATACACCAGATGCTTTGACCAGCGGACTGAGAACGGCACCGTCTTCAACTGCTACATCGTCTACAAGGAAACCCATCTGATGAATTCGGCTGAGATGGCAAGACTGATTGATGGTGCCGTATATGAAGCCAGGGAGCTGGGCATCGAGACAGATCCTCCGGGTGTACTGGAGCGATACAAACAGGAATGGAGTAAATATGAGCAGAATTGATAAGGATACCCTCAAGTGGTTCTATGACGCAGGCATTCTCTCCGCGGATGGCGGACCGACCTCCGGAGAACCGTTTGAGAAGGCTTTTGAGGAATGGAACAAAGGTCAGAGTGAAATTGCTGACCCGTTTGAGATTCAGCTTGAACTCAGGACAGTTGAGATTCCTGTCAGTGAATACCGAATGCTGGTGGCATCGAAAGTGAAACTCGATACGCTGGCAGCATTCGCAGAGATGGCACAGACAGCCTCGGATTATTCCGAGCTGGTGAAGTTTAAAAGAATTCTTACAGGAGGAGGCGACTGATGAACAGAGTGATTTTGATGGGCAGGCTCACAAAAGACCCGGAGATTAGATGGTCCCAGGGGAACCAGACCACCTGCATCGCACGGTTCACTCTTGCCGTGGATGAGCGCCGTGCAAATGCTGACGGCAGCAGGGACACAAACTGGATTCGGTGCGTAGCATTCGGCAAGACCGCAGAGTTTGCAGAGAAATATACAAAGCGTGGAACAAAGATGGTAGCAGAAGGCCGGTGGAGGACAGGAAGCTACCAGGACAATAACGGATCCACCGTATACACAAACGAATGCTATGTAGACTCTCTTGAATTTGCCGAGTCCAAGAACGCACAGGGCCAGAATTACGGTAATTCCGGTCAAACCTATAGTCAGAACGTGCAGAATGCCGGAGGCGGTTACAGAGGCCCACAGAGCGCCGCAGGACCACAGCAAAACCAGCAGGGGTATCAGCAGATGAACATGCCTCTCTATCCCACCGAACAGGCACAGTCAAGGAATGGTAATGCCATCGGAAACGGATTCATTCATATTCCGGATGATGTGGACGATGATGGACTGCCTTTCAACTAAGGAGTGCCTATGGAGAGAAGATATTACTGGTTGCGTCTGAAGGATGACTTCTTCACATCCAAGAGGATCAAAAAGCTCCGCAGGCTTGCCGGTGGTGATACCTATACGATCATCTATCTGAAGATGCAGCTCCTCTCTCTGAAACATGATGGTGTGATCCAGTACTCCGGTCTTGAAACCACATTTGCTGACGAACTCGCACTCGACCTCGATGAGGCTGTGGAGAATGTGCAGATCACTCTCCAGTATCTCATGTCATGCGGCCTCGTCGAGACTTCGGACAATGTGAATTTCATCCTTCCTTATGCTGTTGAGAACACAGGAAGTGAAGGAAGTTCAGCAAAACGCATGAGAGAGCTTCGTGCCCGTACTGACGGTGGTTTTCACGATTTGGAGAACCCGGACATCGTCACAATGTGCGCACAAAGTGACGGTCGAGCGTCACTTTGTGACGAAAGAGCGTCACATCGTTACGGAGAGATAGAGAAAGAGAAAGAGATAGAGAAAAGAGATAGAGATAGAGAAAGAGATAAAGATAGAGATATAAATATCTCTTGCGCAGAGCAACAGCAAGCTGTTGCATCAGCGCCTCCTGTCATCACCATTCCACTGAACGATGGTTCGGAATATCCGATCTCAGAAGAACAGATCAGGGAATGGAGCAGTCTTTATCCGGCTGTCGATGTCAACCAGCAGCTCAGAAGCATGAGGGCATGGTCTCTCAGCAATCCTAAGAAGAAAAAAACGAAACTCGGAGTCAAACGTTTCATCAACAGCTGGCTCTCGAAGGAACAGGATCGTTTTCATCCTTCCCAAAACCCACAGAGATCCGGCAATGGTGTAACCTTCATGGACATCTACCAGAGGGAATACGGAGGCACCTCATGAACAGAGAAGAAGTCATAAAGGTTCTGACTGTATTGCAGACAGCTTATCCGGCCTTCTACCGCGGACAGACCGACCAGCAGGCATGGAATGCTATTGACCTCTGGGCAAATCAGTTCGCGAACGATTCCTATGACATTGTTTCCTCCGCGGTGAGCAGCATGATATCCACCAGAACATCCGGATATCCTCCGAACATCGGAGAGATAAAAGCTGTGATATATCGACTCACTACTCCGAAGCAGCTGACACCGCAGGAGGCCTGGTCCATGGTTTACCGAATCATCGGCATGGGAATCTATCACGCAGATGAGGAATGGGAGAAGCTCCCGGACCAGGTAAAGAATGCTATCACTCCTGTACAGATCAGGGAATGGGCAATGGATGAGAATTTCAACGAAGGTGTCGCAGCATCGAACTTTATGAAATCATTCCAGATTTCACAGAAACGCGAACAGGAGCTGGCCATGATTCCGGAGAATGTGAAAGCACTCCTCCGGAGCGTCGGCAAGGCTCCGGGACTGGAGGCGGGACATGGCATGGAACGGTCGGCCCTTCCCGAAGAAGGGAGAAAGCAAATACCACAACAAGAAGGTTGAGTATGAAGGTATGGTGTTCGACTCCAAGAAGGAGCTGAAGCGCTGGCAGGAGCTGAGAATCCTTCAGCGCACCGGACACATTCAGAACCTTCGTCGGCAGGTACCATTTGAACTACTGCCCTATCAGAAAGTCACCAACCCGGTAACTCATATCACAACCACGGAACGTGCCGTTAAATATATCGCAGACTTTGTCTATGATGACCGCGCATCCGGGCAGGTGGTTGTCGAGGATGCAAAAGGCATCCGTACAGACACTTACAAGATAAAGCGAAAACTGATGCTGGAGAGATACGGCATCGCAATAAAGGAGGTATAGCATGGCAATCTCAAGTACACAGAAAGAAAGGAGCAGGCACATGTCAACCAACGAAACCACCAATCTCTCACAGGAGCTCACATACATTCCTGTGAAAGCCATATTTCCACACAAGGACAATCCCCGACTGAATATCGGGGATATCTCCGAGCTTACGGAATCCGTAAAAAAGAACGGTGTCCTTCAGAATCTGACCGTAATGCCGAAGGAAGGCAGTGATGGAAAGTACACCGTCCTCCTCGGCCACCGGAGACTGGCAGCAGCAAAGGCAGCAGGACTTGAGCAGGTTCCGTGCCGAATTGTGAAAGATGTTGACCGAAATGAGCAGATTTCCATGATGCTGCAGGAGAACATGCAGAGAAATGACCTGACCGTGTATGAGCAGTCTCAGTCCTTCCAGCTGATGATGGACCTTGGAGAGACAGTCAAAACACTCTCTGAAAAGACCGGCTTCTCAGAAAGCACTGTCCGACACCGTGTAAAACTCGCGGAACTCGACCAGGGCTTGCTGAAGAAGAAGGAACAGGACGAAGCCTGGCAGATGAATCTCATGGATCTCTATGAACTGGAGAAGGTCGAAAGCAAGGCCCAGAGGAACGATATCCTGTCAAAGGCCACATCCTCTTCTGATATGCGTTGGAGAATCAGACAGGCAATTGAACAGGCGGCGATTCAGAAGAACCGGAAGGTCCTGATGAAGAAACTGAATTCCATGAAGATTACCAAAGGACCGTCCGGGTGCGCTCCGTACATGAACGGATGGGATAAGCTTCTGGAGTTTGACCTCCGCAATGATATTCCGGAAGAAATCAACATCAAAAAACCAGTTAAGGAAGTCTTCTGGGCAGATGGTTATGGAGACAGAATCTATCTCCTGGCCAAGGCAAAGAAGGCAGACCGGCAGCTGTCTGCAGCTGATATGGAGCTTGAGCAGAAACGGAAAAACCGGAAGAAGCTGACGGAAATTGTAAAGAAGATGGATGCCGACCGCAAAGCTTACGTCCGAGATATCGTATCCGGCAAGATTGAAACCTCCAGCGCACTGCGGAAGGAACAGATGTCAAAGAATATCTGCGACAAGCTGATGAATATCATGATGGACTCCGACTACGCTTCTATCTCACTCCGTGCCTGGGTGGAAACGGCCGAGAATAAGGATTACTGGAAACTCACATCGGAAGAACGAGAGAAATACAAAGAATCTTTGTTAAATGAGTCTCTGATTAACAAATTATTTGTATTTACAGTTGCGAGTGTCAGCCATCTCGAACTGGTTGGATATCCGTGTGGGTATAAGGAATCCGACGGAGCTTGCCTTAAAGAAATGTATGAGGTTTTGAATCTGTGGGGATTCCGACTGCCGGAGGAGGAACAGAAAGTCCTCGACGGTACTCATAAACTCTATACGGCCGAAGGAGATGAAACATAATGCCGTTCACTACCAAACATGAACTTATCGAAAAAGTCGAGAGAATCATTGAGAAAGCAAACAACGCGGGTGAGCCTGCAAATGCCGCTGAAGTGGCACAGTATCTGAAGATAACTCCTGACGGTATCAGGAAAAAGCTCAACGATATGGTAGAAAAAGGATTCCTGGTCCGCGTTCATGTCGGGAACGCGGGTGTCGGGTACATCCTTCCAGATTATGGCAATCTCATTGATAGATTCAATCCATATCCCCCGGAACCGGTAGAACCTCGGGTGGTAAAACCATCTGTGCCTGAGGCTAAATGGATGAACCGGGTGGTGTCTCAAAATGTTTCTGATAGCACGCGGGAGCCAATCACTCCCGCTGAGCTCCGGAGGATCAAAAATAAGATGCGGATAGGCGATGTATTCACAATCCGCAGAATCGTATTCGATGGAACAGATTATGTCCGGCATGATGTGAAAGCCGAAATAGTTCAGAAAACACCGTATCTCTGTATATTCAATGACAAAATGCAAACGGCTTTCCAGTGGAAGGAAATTGCGATGCAGCTGAGGGCCGGAATGGTCGGAAAGGGAGTGCTCCTCTATGAATGATTATTTTAAACTGAAAATCTGCCGCGTAGTTGGTTTTATTGTCGGATGCATCATACTCATGGTCTTCCTTCCTCTCACTTGTCTGGCCGAGGAAACCACAGTCGAGGCTGCCACCGAATCCGTCACCGTTACAGAGGAGCCAACAGTAAGACCATCGGAAGGACATTGGGTTCCTTTGGGGGAATTTAAGTTGACATTTTTCTGCAACTGTAGGCGCTGCTGCGGGCGCTGGGCAGACGGTCCGACCGCGTCAGGGACTATGCCTGCAGAAGGCCGGACAGTTGCATGCGGTTCTCTCCCACTCGGAACCAGAATCCTCATCGCTGGCCAGGGGGAATATGTTGTTGAAGACCGCGGAGTGAAGGGAAAACACATAGATATCTTTATGGCAAGCCACAGCGCATGTCTTCGAAACGGTGTGAAGTATGCCAATGTCTTCCGCTGGGTTGCAGACTGAGGAGGAACAGATGCTGAAGATAAAAATCAAATATCTCACTACTGACCTGCTGCCGGTAAGGAAAATCTCGCAGGGTGACTGGATAGACCTCCGGGCTGCAAAGGATATCCACCTGGAAAAGGGACAGTATTACATGATACCGCTCGGGGTGGCCATGCAGCTGCCCGAAGGATATGAGGCTATCGTGGCTCCGAGGTCCAGCACCTTCAAGCACTACGGCATCCTTCTGTCTAATAGTCTCGGAGTGATTGACGAAAGCTACTGCGGAGACGGGGACGAGTGGCACTTTCCGGCGTATGCTACGCGGGGAGGATTCATTCATAAGAATGACCGCATCTGTCAATTCCGGATTATCAAGCATCAGCCGGAGGTCGAGTTTCAGACCGTGACGGAGCTGGGAAATAGTAACCGTGGAGGATTTGGAAGCACCGGAAAGGAGTAAAGCATGATTACACCAGCAAAGTTTGAAGACGGGATGCGCTCCATTGCATCCCATTCCACGGAAGAGGATTGGGGAATTGCCGATGCAGCAGACCTTATGTGCGATGTCCTTGTGGATCTTGGATATGAATCAGGGGTCAAACTGTTCAAGGAGATGGTCCAGTCTTGGAGAAAATAAAGCCATGCCCTTTCTGTGGCAAAGAGGTTCGGATTTACGTGGACGGATATTACGGCAGTCCTGTCATCCGTCACAACATCAGGTCACATGTATCTTGCATTATGGAAAACAGGGTCTGGTTCGCATACAAGGTCGAGGATGTAATTGAGATGTGGAACAGACGGGCAGACGATTAGGAGGAACGTATGAATATACTGACGAAGGCAGAGGCAGCAGCTGTGGCCCAGCTCATTGAGATGGACCTGTTTGAGGCTATAAGAAGCGATGGAGAACTGAATGACATGAAGTGGCTGTCAGCCATGGTACATGCCTATGAGAAACTGCAGGGTATCGCGAACGAGGAGGATATCACCATCGCTGACGCTCCAACGGAAGGAGAACCGGAGAAAAAGAAGAAAGGCAGACCGCCGAAGAAAGACCCCTCTCCCGCTCCGGAGAAAGAACAGGCTCTCACCCAGGTTCAAAAAATGAAGGCGATCGGCTTACGGAGAAAGGGTAAAACAATTGAAGAAATCGCGCAGGCAGTTGATGCATCAATTGATGCAGTAACAGATTTCTTGTTCATTACAAAGGAGACTGATGAAGAAAGGACGATGCCAAAATGAGCTTTACGATACGGCGCTGGATATCTAGTGGAGGAATGCAGTTTGATGATTCAGCAAAGGCAAAGACTACAGATGAGGCTATCCGCAAGGCAGAGACGATGGCTGGCATCTTTCGCGGGATTATCACTGAGGAGGTCAAGCAGAGCATTTGCAACCTAGAGCCTGGTGAGGCGCTCCGCATCCGCAGGTCCTCCATCAAATTCAGCATGAGAATACGGAGGAATAAGTCATGAAAGAATTGAAACCGTGCCCATTCTGTGGAGACAAAGTGACAATAATACACGATATAGACGGTGTACCGACAGGAGTGCATTGTAAGTGCGGAGCTTTTGTGAGGTTCTCGTCCACCATGCCAAAAAGAGCCCATGAAACATTCGGAGAAACACAGGACCGCATAGCAGAACGTTGGAACAGGAGGACTGTATGAGCCATATCGATAAACAGGCTACCATCGATGCTATCGCCCAGAAGGCAAAGGACGAGCTGGCAGATGTCAACCACTACTTCCTCGAGGGTGTGCAGCTGGCAGTGGATGTAGTTGAAGGGATGCCGGATCTCCAGCAAATCTTAACATGCGATGGATGCAGGTATGTTGGCACATACGATACTGACTTTCCGTGCTCAGGGTGCATTAGAAAGGAGAAAGATTATTATGTGCCAGAGGGATGATACCATCAGCCGTCAGGCGGCTATTGATGTGATAAAGAAGTGCCGGAACGAATCTGATATGCCGGATATGTGGTATGACGGAATGAGCTGCGCGCTCAGGTGCATATATCAATTGCCATCCGCACAGTCAGAAATTACAGGCGAGCAAGCGATAGAGCATTTGCGAGAATCTGGATGGATGCAAAACCACGATAAGCAGATGTATGAGATGGGGTTGAGAGAACAGCTTGCTGATGACAGTGACAGCTATGATGCACTTTTGACACCCGCACAGCCCTACACGGACGAAGAGATCCAAAAGATCCAAGAACTTGAACAGGCACAGTTTGACAAGATCCGCGAGCTGGCTTATCAGGACGGAAAGGCCGATGCTATGGCTAAAATCATCCGGTGCCGGGACTGTTGCTATTGGATTCCGGGCTTAATAACTGATAATGACTGTTTTATTCCGCCGAAGTGCGGGAAATATCAGCGCGGGAAATATCAGCAAATGGTTGGACATAGTGCAGATGACTACTGTAGCTATGCAGAACGCCTGGAGGTGAGTGAATGAACGGATGTGATTACTGTTCGGCAGATGCTGACGGTTATGTAAAGCCAATAGAAAAAAACGGCCATGCTTTTATCTATCCGGGGATGTCCCGGCGCTGGCAGCTTCATATCAGTCTGAAGGGTGACCGCAGGGAGTGTGACATAAATTACTGCCCGATGTGCGGAAGGAGGCTGAGCGGGTGAAAGACGCTGAGTTTATACAGGACTGGATTTTCGTCACTGCTCTCCTGCGTGGAGAGAATCCTACTCTCCCACCCGGAACCTTTGACCGCTGGAGACAAGATGTGGATGATTATTATGCCAATCCGCGGAACGAAAAGGAACGGTTGGAAGGAATCGAGTATGTGAAGAATCTGAAAGAAGGTGGTGGCAATGGCACATGATATCAAATGCCGTGAATGCGGGGAATCCATTTTCTTTGTGAAGACTGAACGTGGAAAACAGATGCCCTGCGACCGAAGGACATAATATTTCAAGCATGATCCCCATGGTCCAGATACTCTCATCCTTCCGGATGGCCGAGTGGCCAGATGCCGGATTGATAACAGGGCATCGGATTATGACGGTGAAGGATACATTCCCCACTTTGCTACATGCAGATCCAGGCCGAAAAAGAAAAACAGAAGCATGAACGGACAGTTATCTTTCTTTGATGAATGGTGATGGATATGACTCTTCGAGAACTGGAAAATTATAGAAAATCAATACAGGACCTGCGGGAGGTGAATGAACTCCTCATGGAGCTGAGAGGCCGGGCCACTCCCGGCTCTCCCGCTCTCGACGGAATGCCTCACGGCACAGGAACCAGTGACAAGGTTGGAAGGCTTGCCATTGCCATCGCTGACCTTGAGGCTACTATTCCGGTTTACGAAGATCGCATCCGGGTACAGAGTGAGGATGTCAACGAGTTTATCGACAGCATCCCTGATGCCAAGACACGTATCATCTTCCGACTCCGCTTTCAGAACGCATTGTCCTGGAAGGATGTGGCTGCAACCTGCGGACGCTGGGAGACGGAAGCCAGCGTCAGAAGCAGATGCTACCGATACATGAATCTTTCGAGTGATGGATGGTATCAGGACGAAGGGAATGAAAATGATGGTAATTGATTTTCTGATGAGTATTGCCGTGGGGATTCTGTTTATCATGGCATTCATTACAGTTGCAGGATTCATATTGACGATGGTGATTGTCGTTCGTGAATTAAGAAGAAGGGATAAGAAAGATGAAATACCAGATTGAGTTTACAGAAGAACAGGCGCGTATCATACAGATTTCACTTGAGGAATATTTCCGGCTCCGAATGGGTCAGGAAAGAGATTTCTGTGATGACATGGCATGCATGGGGCGGACATTTTCAAAGGACGAACCTGCACATTCCAAAGCGTTTGATGCTTTCATTCTTCGGAGGAATCATCTGCAGGAGCTGATGATGGCATTCTTCCAGATTGCTTTCGAGCCTGCCGGATATCTCCAAGAAAAGACAAAGGAAATGCTCATTGCGGAAGACATCTGGGATTCCCTTCGTTTTGCCAGAGGACAGAGCAAATGGAGCTCGGTGCTGCATGTCGGTTCAGAGCCGGTACCGAAGATCACAAAAATCAATGGCGATGATAAATAAAGCAGTCCAATCATCGCGATCAATCCAAACGCACCATGGCAAGTGCGGTTTCATTCAATATGTGCTTTACTGTAAACTGTAAAATCTTAACAAGCCAGGCGGTTCTCTTCAGTGAGAGCCGCCATTTTTATGTGAAAGGAGGCAAGTGAGCAAAATGGCTGCAGTGATGCTCCGCATTGCAGCGACCTGGGCCGGTATCGGTTCGCCAACGAAGCTGGTGCCAGTGGAAAGAAAAGGAGTATAACGTGATAACAATCAAACAGAAATTCAAGGAACAGCCGACACTGTTCTATGCGCTGAGCATCTGCGCGACCTGGGCCGGTATCGGTTCGCTGATGAACGGTGTGACCATGACACAGACATACGGGGTTATTCCGTCAGCCATCTGGGTCTTCGGCAACACCATCGCATGCATCCTGTTCGGCTCTGTCGCTCTCAGAATCCCGAAGGTCCGTGAGGTCTTCGGCTCAAAGCTGATGAAATGGATCTGCGGGATGATGTGCGTGTTCCAGGCATGGCTTTCCATGAACGGAATGCAGTCGGTTTTTTCCGACACCATCCTGGGTGCTGACTTCGGAATGTACACTGCCTACGCTCTGGCCATCTTCTTTCTTCTCATCCTTCTGAGATTCGGGATGATAAGGAATGTTCTGACCGATGGTGCCGGGTGGATTATCGTCTACCTGTTGGCCGTGGCCGTGACCGTGGCAGCTGCACTTCACTCCAGAGGAAGCTTCAATGTGATTCCCATGGTTCGGGATGCAGACAGCATGAGGCAGGGCATCTGGAAAGCTATCCTGCTGCTCCCCGGTCCTTTCACCTATCCGTATTTCTTTGAGATTCTCAATTACAACGAGGCGAATGAGGACGGAACAAAACAGGTAAATGTACAGGCAGCATTCACTCTCGGAGGAATATTCTTCGGCATATACATGGCCATCATCTTCCTCCTGGCATGGACGCAGTTCACTCCGATGCTTAATATCGTGAAGGCAGTGCTGATAACCATCATCGGTACATCGACACTCTCAAGCTCCATGTACTCCATCTACATAGCATTTGGAAAACGCATAGGACTTCTGGTGAACACGGCGCTGATCGCCGGGTGGAGCATTCTGATTCCTCTTGGAGTCATGGGCATGTGGACCCTGATGGCATCTGTTCGGATCTACTTCGTGGCCGGAGGCATCCTGTACGCAGTCCTCTGGAATGCCATTGAGCAGAGAAAGGCGGTGAGAACATGAAAATCACCGTCAAAAAGCTGTCTGAACTGAAACTGTCAGACAAAAATGTCCGCAGACATACGGAGAAGCAGCTTACTGAGTATGTTCGTTCCGTGAAGATGTTCGGACAGATAAAGCCGATTGTGGTGGATGACAATGGAGTCATCCTTGCTGGCAACGGACTCTTTGAAGCTATGCAGAGAGCAGGCCTTGAGGAATGTGACTGCTATGTGATGAAGGGCCTCAATGAAAAGCAGAAGAAAAAGCTGATGCTTGCCGACAACCGCGTCTTCGAGCTCGGCATCACTGACACATCTGTCTTTGAAGACATCGTGAAGGAGCTCGATGGAGACATCGACATTCCCGGATGGGATGAGGACCTTCTTGAGATGCTCAACCAGTCTCTCACCGAGGCCACAGCCACATTGGAAAGCTATGGTTCATTTGATGATGCGGAAGTAGCTCACATCAACAGCAGAGAACGCGAGGAACACGTTCCCGGAACTCCGGCTCAGACGTACGAATCCGACAATATAAGACCAGAAATTGCGGAAAATGGTCATATATCGGCAGAAAATGTACAAAATGCCACGGATATAACCACGGATGAGCCTATCGTGCATGATTCTACGGAACCGGCACGAACCGAGAGAATCATCATCTGTCCTCACTGCGGAGCAAGAATATGCCTGTAAAGCAGATTGAGACGATGCTCGATGTCCACCAGGCCGCACTGGTCAGGATTCGAAACGCATTCAAGAACAGATGCAAGATATATCTCTCCTTCTCCTCCGGCAAGGACAGCCTTGTGATGGCTCACATGGTATATGACCTCATCCTCCGCGGAGAAATCCGGGCGGACCAGCTGACGGTCACCTTCATCGATGAGGAAGGTCTCTACCCTTCCATGGTGGATGCAGCCATGCGCTGGCACAGGAACTTCACTTCCATAGGAGTAAAGTTTCTCTGGTTCTGCCTGCCCTTCAAACAGGTATGCACGCTTGATCATCTCTCTGCATCGGAGAGCTGGATCACATGGGAACCGAAAAAGGAGGATGTGTGGATGCGCAGGCCTCCGTCCTTTGCCATAATGAGCAGTCCGTATCTTAAATACCCAGGGCAGATGAATTACCAGACATTCTGCAAGAAGGCTTTTGCGGACGGCATCCAGCTGATAGGCATCAGAACAGCTGAGTCAGCGACAAGATACCAGACCATTGCAAGAACCGACATGACAAAGATAAGTCCGGGTGGTGCCTTCTATCCCATCTATGACTGGAAAGATTCGGATGTCTGGCTTTACATCCGTGAGCATAACCTTGAATTTCCTGAGATATATATGAGGCTCTATGAAGCCGGTGTAAAGAAGAATCAGCTCAGGCTGAGTGCCTTCTTCGGTGACATGACAACACAGGGACTCCGCTGGATTGCAGAGACGGACAACGAACTCTGGCAGCGGATTGAACGGCGGATGCCCAATGCCTACCTTGTCATGCTCTACTGGGATTCTGAAATGTTCCGAAGGTCATCCAAGAACAGAAAAGAACTGGAAGCGGACCAGGAGAAGAAGGATTACCGTGAGCTCTGCAAAGACCTGCTGTTCCTCCATCCGGAGCGGTACGTTATCGCTTCGGATACGCTGAGTCACATCCAGTCCTGGAAGGGTCTGTTCCTTAAGACCTATGGCATTGCCACACAGAAACATTACCAGAAGATGTATGAAGGACTCCTCTGCGGAGACCCGAAGAACAGAATCCTCCGTACCCTTTGGACAGTTATCTATCAGGACTATAACACCAAGAAGGAAGGAGCACAGGCATGAACATGGATCTCTTCTCTCCTCTGAATTCACTCCAGTGGGTTGAACGCTCCAGGCTGCATGCCAATGACTATAACCCGAACAAGGTATCAGAGGATAATCTGAAACTGCTGACACAATCAATTCTTACAAATGGCTGGACACTTCCGATAGTGGTAAGGCCTGATTATACAATCATAGATGGCTTTCACAGATGGACCGTATCCGGCAGAGAACCACTCTTCTCTCTGCTTGGTGGAAAAGTTCCTGTGGTTATCGTAGACCATCACGGCGATGAGTCAGCTGATGTCTACGGTACGATCACACACAACCGGGCACGTGGTACTCACCTGCTCGAACCAATGAAAGCTATCGTAAAGAAACTGATGGATGAGGGCAAGAGTGTTAATGAGATAGGCAGGCAGCTCGGAATGAAGCCGGAAGAAATCTTCAGACTCTCCGGGTTCACACGCGATGAGTTCCTGGCACTGATGACCAAGGGGCAGGATACTTATAGCAGGGCCCGCATCATAACACGAATGTGATTCACTATAGCATGAGAGACTCTGTGCGTCCCTGAGACTGCGCCGAGTCTCTCTTGCTATGTTCTATATACCTTCGCACTTAAACCCCGGGAAAAAGGCTCTGGTGAGGTCTGAGAAGGAAAAAGGTACTGTGAAGGGTACCGGGGGATGGCTCGGGGGGCAGCGAGC